AGCTTTCATAATACTCTAATTCATAGCATTGTAGCAGTTCTCTTTTCAGTCACTACGACTGTAAGTAGATGGCTGATTCAATTCGGATATTTTAATTAGAGATTAGTCTTCCAGTCTACCATGGTCACAGCCAAGTGAGAGATAATGCTCAATTTCATCACCCAGCACAAGTTGGGCATACTCCAAAGGCTTATTATATAGTAACCAATCCAGTTCTGCTCGCTGCGCAGGGGTGTTGCCGTATTCGTCCTCAATGGCGATGCAGTCGATGGAAAGAGTGGTTCCATCCTCAAACCGGGCTTCCACTCGGTTAGTGTCCATGTTGTAGCGGCAGGAAAGCACTTTTTGAGAGTGATTATGGTCGAAATTCTGATTTCGTTTCATTTGAATGACTCCTTTAATAATTTTCTGGTTGATTTTTGACGAAATGAGATTCATTTTTGCTTGAGCCGCCCAACCACACTACGATGTAGCTTTGTTCAGCTCTTGCGGTTGCATGATTGATACCAGCACAGCACTGGGATTCACCGTACAGAGCGAGTGAATCCCTGATGCTGTGCTTTTTTATTTGACACGAGGTGAAATTTTATGCGTCAGCCTGATCATGAGTACGAAGAACGGAGCTTTGGAGATATTCAACGTGCAATTGATTTTGAGAACAGTATGAATGACCTTGAATCGCAATTGTATTACCAGCATCTTTCCCCGAAAGAAGTTGCCCAGCAGGTGCTGAAAGCTACCTGTCAATTCTACGATGCTGACTGGTGTGGGTTGATTCAGGTCGATCTTGATTTGAACTTGTGGACACCTTTCTGGTGGTTCAACACGGGTGCAACGGACAAAACAATGCTTTTGACCGAAGAATATGAATCCGCTGAATTTCTGGATCGGTGGGTACATGCTGTCCGTAAGGGTATTCCGATGGTCGTTCCGGATGCCGAGGCGACAAAAGAAACCTATCCTGCGGAGTACGACCTGTACCAGCGGCTTGGCATCCGGTCTGTCATTGCTGTTTCTCTGGAACTGCGCCCGGTCGCGCTGCTCGCCGTCCGCAATCCCAAACGGTACATCCAGCAGACCAGTATGCTGCGGATTCTGGCCTATGTGCTGCTTGCATCGTACAACGAACAGAAAATGCTGAATCGGCTCCAAATGGCGTATATTCCTACTTCGATTCAAAGCAGCAAGGACATCTATGTCAGTCTGTTTGGCGAACTGAGCATCAGTACGTCCAAAGGCGTTCTGAAAGAAGCCGATTTTAATTCTCCGAGAATCAGCCGACTGATTTCGTATCTGCTGATCTCCCGCAAAAATGCTATTTCTCCGCAGGAGATCACTCAAACACTCTGGCCGGATGATTCAGACAATCCCGCCAAGAACGTCAAAGGGCTGGTTTACCGTTTACGCCAGAAGTTCAGTATTATTTCGGATGAACCATTGGTTTTATCCTCCGCATCCGGATATCAGCTCAACCCGGAGCTTCACATTATGACAGATTATCAGCGTTTTGATGAACTTGTATCTTCCGCTGTCAGAGCGTCCTCCGTAATCAACAAAGTGGACATTCTCAAAAATGCTCTTGACCTCTATCATGGGAAGGTCTTGTCCTCCGCAGATGGGGAGCATTGGCTCATTCAGTTTTCCACAAAATACCATCTTTCCTATATGGGTGCTGTCAGTGAACTGCTGAAGCAGCTGGATTCGCTGCATTCTTATGACTTGCTCAATCAGTACGCCATGAAGTCTCTGACCATCGCTCCGGATAATCCGAAAGCATACTGCTGGCTGATCCGCTCCCTGAAAGCACAGGGAATGAATGAACTTGCAACCAACGAGCTGGCCGCAGCAAAGGAACATCTGACCACGGAAGAATACGAGGAAATCCTTGCATTTGGAGCCAATTGGTAAGAATGATTCCTATAACACTTTCGCAACACCTTCATGTGACTTTCATAACACCTAAAATTTTTCAGAAAGGGGCAAAAATGGCTCCATAACACTTTCATAACACCGCCAGATGACTTTCATAACACCGTCGTGTGATATGCTTATAGGGCACGAATCGATGCCCTGTAAGCTGATCGCACGGCGGTTTTCTTTTTTATAGGCTTCGATGCGTCGGAACAAAAACATATCGAAGCCTGAGATGCATTAAAGGCCGAGGATACTTATACCGCTTTCCATTCTCGGATGGAAAACAGTGTCGGTACCCTTTTCTTTAGTGCATCTCTTTTTTGTTGCCAAGAAAAGCCCGCAAGCTGTCATACAGTGAAGTGTCCTCAACCTCCGCATCCGGCGGAAAGGACACTTCATGTTTCTTTTTGCCCATTTTTCGTGGCTGGAACTGGCCGCACGGTATCCCTAGCAACTCCAAGTTTTCGATTTTTTACGATTTATCGAAAATTTGGAGGTTTGCGATGGCTTTTAATAAGGGCTATGAGTTAAAAAAGTTTGAAGCGCACTGGGAAAAGTTGCGAATCGAGTACGCAGCGGCAGGAATGGCTGAGGATGCCATTCAGAAGATGTACGACTATGACCGTCAGCAGTTCAATTCCGAACGCACCCGCATTGAGCGAACGCAGGAGTTCACTGCACCTGCGTATGAAAGCACCGAGGAAGAAGCCTCACCTCTAATGCTGCGCTATCAGGAAGCCATTACCACAACAGATACATACCACGAAACCAAGCGCAGCTTTGCATGGATTGGTGAAATCGAGGATGAGAATCTACTTGCTGCACTTGAGCAACTCTCGGATTCTGACTTAGAACTTATAACTTTGTACGCCTATGAAGAGTATGACACTGTTGAAATTTCTAAACTGTTCGGCACAACAAAGCAAAATATAAGTAAGAAAATCCGTAGAATTACTAATTTTATCAAGAACTTTCAAATCAGGGTTGTCTAAACGGCATTTTCGTCGGCTACCAAGTGAGGGGACAATTTCAAAAAGCGGCTCTTACCGCTGGCAAAACGTCCGCACTCACGAACCTTGAAAATTGAAGAGTTCAGTTGTTCGGTACTCAGATAATGATACTTCCGTAATTCGCGGCCCGGTCAGAATGTAGGCGGGGTGGCTGAGATGCCAATGAAGCGGTACAAATCCGCTGCCGAATGATTCCCCACTCGCAGGGAGCCGAGGGCGAATATGCGAGACCTGAACATATTTTATCAGGAGTGACCGGATGCTGTTTTCGGTCTCCGGTCACTCCTGTTCTTTTACATATTTATCCGCCATTCACTTTTCTAACACGGAGGACTGCTCAAATGGACGAGTTGAATCCTACGGTGCGCGAACAGGAGATCTACGAGGAGATGGAACTGACCCCGGAAATGATTAAGTCCATCCGAACCCTCTGTGCGACCTGTCTGCGGCATTTCGTAGAAGCCAAGGCTTTCAAAATCGCTCTCGTGCCGAGCGCAGACAGGAGTATGGACACCTGCACCGTCTGCCAGACCCGGCGCGGTCACGATTATGTTGTCATGCACCGCTGATGCCGGTGCTTCATTCCAATCATGGGAGGTGATGCTCGTACCGTATAAATAAAACAGCTTTCATATTTTAACAGAAGTCTGCTGCCTAGGAGGTACAGCGGGCTTCTTACATATCCAGATGGAGGTTTCGCAATTGGAATCCACTCTGAAATTCCAACGCGGAGACATCTACTTCGTCCGACTTGACAGCAGCACAGGTTCCGAACAAAACGGAACCCGCCCTGCGGTCATCCTGCAAAACGATGTAGGAAACACCCATTCACCGACTTTGATCGTTGCGACTTTGACAAGTAAGACAGAAAAGAAAGCTGCACAGCCGACTCATTGTCTGGTGGAACCGGAAAAGCTGGAGCCATCCATTGTTCAGGCCGAACAGATCTTCACCATCGACAAGAGCCGTGTCCAGAATTTTGTTGGGCACCTCACCCCGGAAGAAATGAGCCGGGTCGATGATGCCGTAAAGATCAGCCTTGCCCTGAACCCGATGGGGAGTATCCAGAAGCTCAAACCTATCATCCGCTCTGCAGCGGCTTACGCGCCGCCTGAAGTGGTTGACGGTAAGCCGCCCGTTTATCCCTATACGCCCATCAAATCCGATTTTGAGGACGCAGAGACGGTCGAAGAAATGATGTTATACACCGAACTGCAATCCGCTGTTCATGCCATGATCCAGCGGCTCGAATACAGCTTCACCTTTAATCCCAGCCTGCTCACCAGCCCGAAGCGTAAGAAGCAGGTGGCTGAGATTCTGACTGAAGCCGAAAAATACATTTGGCGAATCAAGGAGGAAATGCGATGCGCCTGAAAAACGACACGAACAATTTTGCCGCTTCTTTCAATATCACCCCGCCTTACCAGATGCTGGTGCTTCACAGCAAGATGCTGATTTATCCCCGTGAACTTTATCAGCGGGGCGTACAGCGCAAACGGGTGGAAATGATTGCTGCGGACTTCAACGAATATGTTGCGAACGAACCGAAGGTCAGTTTCCGCAACGGTAAGTATTATGTGGTGGACGGTCAGCACACTATCGAGGGGCGCATCCTCCGTAACGGCGGCAAAGACCTGCCGATTCTCTGTAAGGTCTACACCGGCCTGACGATGGAGCAGGAAGCCCTGTTCTTTGCTGAACAGAACGGTCACTCCGCACCGCTTACTGCTGGCATCAAGCTGCGCGCCAAGGTCGTGGGCGGCGATGCACCTTCCAAAGCATTTCTCGCAGCCACCAACCGGGTTGGTCTGGCGTTCAACTATGACAGCCTGCAGCTGAGCGACTACCGCATCAGCTGTGTGGGCACCGCTCTCAAGCTGTACAACCAGATGGGCGAAAAAATCTACTGCGAATCCCTGCGGCTGATCGTCGCCGCATGGGAGGGTAAGCCTGATTCATTCCGGGCATCTGTCCTGCGGGGCGTGATGCACTTCGTAGAACTGTATCACGGTGAGTTCAGCGAGGAACGGCTCATCCGTGCGCTGGGCAACGTCCATCCTATGGAGATCTACCGTGTCGGCAGGGATAATCCCGCCAAGCTGCCCGGATGGAAGAAATACGTTTTCCCCATCTACATGGCCTACAACGGCAAAGGTCGCAAGGACGCTCTGTCGATGAAGTTCTAAAACATATTCTCTCTGCCAAGGGGCATCTGCAAGCTGCGGATGTCCCTTGTTACATATTGAAAATTACAATATATAGGAGTGATGATACAATGGTCGATAAGTTTTCGCAGGTCGCTGGCAACGTTCCGGTGACCAATAACGACCCGAATCGCCGATATACCGTTATCAATGGCTATCCTGTCGTCCTCAATTTTGCAAAAGAACCCAATCCGGGTGTCTTTGAGCGTGTCCGTGACATCCTGCTCGCCACCAGCTATACCAAAAAGACCAGCTGACATCGTGGACGAGGACAAAAGAACGCGCTATACTGAGGATGGCAGTGGTATTCGGAGCAATCCATGAACCACGACCAACCGTTCTTTGATAACCGAATATCGTTCATCCTCGCTTTTATAGCGAAAGTGAGGAACCCCCTATGACTGAAAATAAAAACCGTGTCTGCTGCCTGTACCGTGTTTCCACCGATAAGCAGGTGGATTTCAACTCGAACCATGAAGCAGACCTTCCCATGCAGCGCAAGGCGTGTCACAAATTTGCCGAAGCAAAGGGCTGGGTCATCGTCCATGAAGAACAAGAAGAAGGCGTGTCTGGCCACAAAGTCCGCGCAGAAGCCCGTGACAAGCTGCAAATCATCAAGGAATACGCCCGAAAGGGCAAATTTGATATTCTGCTGGTGTTCATGTTCGACCGTATCGGACGCATCGCAGATGAAACGCCATTTGTCGTAGAATGGTTTGTACGAAACGGCATCCGGGTATGGAGTACCCAAGAGGGTGAGCAGCGATTCGACAACCACACTGACAAATTGCTGAACTATATCCGCTTCTGGCAGGCAGACGGCGAAAGCGAAAAAACTTCTGTCCGTACCCGTACCAGCCTGCGGCAGCTTGTGGAAGAAGGACACTTCAAGGGCGGCAGTGCGCCGTATGGTTATGACCTTGTGAAAAGTGGCCGCATCAACAAGCGCAAGCACGAACTCTACGAACTGCATATCAACGAGCAGGAAGCCGAAATCGTTCGGCTGATCTTCGATAAATATGTATACGAGGGTTACGGCGCACAGCGGATTGCCACCTATCTGAACAATGCTGGATACCGTGCCCGCTCTGGAAAGTGCTGGCATCCGGGCAGCTTGCGAGGAATGGTCGGCAACCTGACCTACATGGGCGTTCTCCGCTGCGGAGATGCCCGCTCCGAATTGATGCCCGAACTCCAGATCATCCCGCAGGAGGAGTTTGAAGCTGCACAGCGTATCCGGGAAGATCGCTCTGCCCACGCAGCGGAAGAAGCCGAACACCATGTTCCTCTTCGTACCCGTGGACAGGCATTGCTTTCCAATAACGTTTACTGCGGCCACTGTGGTGCAAGGCTCGCCCTGACGACCAGCCGGAAATGGCGTAAGCTCTCCGATGGTACTCTGGACGATACGCTCCGCATTCGCTACACCTGCTACGGAAAACTCCGCAAGCAGACGGATTGCACCGGGCAGACCGGCTACACTATGCACATTCTGGATGAGATCATCGACAAGATGGTTCGCCAGATTTTCTCCCGCTTGAGAGGTATCCCAAAAGAGCAGCTTATCACCAGCCGCTATGCGAAGGAAACTGCGGAGCGCAAGAACCATCTGCAAGCCCTTCAAGCAGAACGCGACAAGGCCGAAAAAGACTTGCTCGCCTTAAAAACTGAGATTCTGGCTGTAATCAAAGGGGAGAGTGCTTTTCCGAAAGACACTCTTGCCGAGATGATCGCAGCACAGGAAAAGAAGCACACGGAGTTGGACACTCTGTGTGAAGAAGCCAGTGCAGAACTGGAGCGAAACGCTGAATTGATGGCAAATGTATCGCAGCTGTACGAAGAATTGATCTCTTACGCAGACCTGTACGATAGTGCCAGCTTTGAAGCAAAAAAGATGATCGTCAGCCAGCTTATCCGCAGGGTAGAAGTTTATCGCGGATACCAAATCCATGTGGACTTCAACTTTGATCTTGCACAGTATTTGGAGAATAGCGATGAACTTGCTTGCTGACAAACACAAAAACACCGTTGACTTCGATTTGAAATCAACGGTGTTTGTAACTCTTATTTGAGCCAATGGTGGAGCATTGCGGAGTCAAAACGAACATTTTAGCATTTTCGGAGGAAGCGTCATCCGGCGGATCTTCCCCGGTTTCCAGAGGGATCTCCACGCTGCTTTCTTTTCCAGCAAAGGAGAACACCAACTTCAGGCGGTTGTCATCGTACAGATAAGCAGCCACAAGGAAGTTCTTGAACAGTTCCATCTGGAAGTCACGGTTGTTCACATCGCCCTGCCGCAACAGTTCAAGGTAGGATGCAATCTCGTCTCTGTCAACTTTCACGACATCCTCTTTGGCGGCGTTCAGCTGGACCGTCAGCTTCGACTGCTCGGTTTCCAATTCAATCATCCGGCTGCGTGTGGCATCCGTGATAATTCCCATCTCGATGGCTTTCAGCATATTCGAGGTGGCTTTTTTGTTTTCATCCAGCTGCTGCTCCAAGGCCTCAATGTGGAGGTTGTTGTCGTGCCGTTCCCAGTATTCGACCGTCCGATCGGCCACCCACTCGATGACCTCGTCGGTCAGGCAGTACATCTTGATGGCCTGTGCGATAGCTGGCTCGATGACATCCCGGCGCACGGCTTTTTTGTCGCAAGCGTGTTCCGCGCGCCGCTTCTGGCAGGTGTAGTAGTAGTGCAATTCTCCGTTCCTGCTGGTGCCGGATATCCCGGTCATATAGCTGCCGCAGTGACCGCAGCGGAGTTTCCCAGTCAGCAAGTAATCCTCTGCCCCGGTCCGATGCCGGGCTCCAACAGGGTTCTTTTTCATCTTCATGGCCTCCTGCACCTTGTACCACAAATCGTCACTCACAATGCGAGGGATTCCGTCAACCACTCGAACGTCGCCGTAAATGTAGATGCCCTTGTACCGCTCGTTCTCGCAGATGGAACGAAAGCTGCCCTTGTTCCAAACGCCGCCTGTGTTGGTCTTGACCCCTCTTGCATTGAGATCTCGCGCAATGTCCACGAACAGTTCTCCGGCCGCAACACGGGCGTAAATCTCCCTGACGACAACGGCATTCGCTTCATCCAGCACGACCCGCCCATCTTCGCCACGCTTATAGCCAAGTGGCTGCTTACCGTTCGCCATGCACTTGCTGGCGTTGTCGTACAGACCGCGGCTGATATCCTCTGCCATGTTCTCGCTGTAAAACTGGTTGACGTTCATCATGTTCCGCAGTGCAAAACGCCCGGCGGCCGTATCGTCAAAATCCTCCTCAGCATAGAACACTTTTACGCCGTGATCTTCCAGATTGGCCTCGTTGACCATCGCCTGCAACATATTCCGGCCCATGCGGTTTGACTTCCACGCCACGACCGCCTGAAACTTGCCTTTTTCGGCATCCCTCATCATCATCTGGAATCTGGGCCGCTTGTCGGTCTTGCCGCTGATGGCCCGGTCTTCGTATGTGCCGATGATGTGCAGCCCCAGATCGGCGGCGTGTTTCATGCACTCGCTGACCTGCTGCTCTATGCTGACCTCTCTCTGATTATGGGACGAATACCGGGCATATATGACGGCATCCAGACCAGCGGCAGTATTCTTTTTTCTGGCCATCAACCATCACCATCCACGACTACCCTATAAATTCCGTTTTCGTCAGCGCAGACGGTTTTGCCAGTCCACATTCCCTGCGCTTCAAGTTCAGGAATCAATTCAAACCACTGGCTTTCGTTCAGAATGGGAACGCCAACTATCTCCGCTTGACGTAGCTTTCTTTCATTTGGCTGTTCGCAAACAATCAGCACGCCAGTTCTCTTCGATATGCTGATGCTGGCAGATATGCCGAATCCGGTCAACATATCAATAAAGTCGGTTCTGCTGCGCATCATGGCAGGTGTGCCGGACAAGCAAACTGTTTTCATTTCCTTTATTCGAGATGCAATCTCTTGTACTTCCATACGAAACTCCGATTCTCCCACAACACAAATCACACTAATGGCAACTGACACAAGAACGAGATGTTCCGTTATATTTCCACCTTGGACGCTATCAGTTGCAGTCGGAATTATGATTATTCCTCGTATTCTGGTGTTATTTTACAAACTGCTGAAAAATGTCTTTGCTTCTGGTATAATCAGATAAACTGCCGACAGTAATTTTGAGAAAGGAGTAATGCGGTATGACCACAGACGAATGGTCAGAGGTGCTTATCAGGGTCAAAATGCTGTCGGACTCGGATAAGGCTCGGCTGATTACTTATCTGCGCTCTCTGAAAGAAAACGCAGATAGCGCAACGCCTCCTGCTGCCGATTGGTCGGCAAATCAAGAAGCAACTCAATAATTTCTGCCGTTTGGCCGTCCTCCTGTTGGAGGGCGGCTTTTATTATTTCTTTCGGAGTGTGACCGAGCAGGGAATCCAGCGATTCACCCAACTGGTCCGCAATGGAGCAAGCTGTCGAGAGCGAGATCGGCTCGCTGCCGCTCAACTCTTTTTCAATTTCGGCTGCACTGATGCCGGCAGCGTTCAGATCGTCCGGGTCCGCATTGTTCAAGATCTGCATCACGCTATCTCTGAACTTGGATGCCCACTCGTTCTTGCTCTCTGCGAGTTCCTCATCCCATCCCATGACATAGGATGGTGTTGTGTCCAGAGCATCAGCAATCGCCTTGATTTTGGACTGCGTCAGTACACGTAGACCGAGCTCAATCTTGTTGATGGAAGATTTGGATTTGTACCCAGCTTTCTTGGAAAGCTCTTCCTGCGACATACCGAGTTCTTCTCTGCGAACTTTGATTCTCTGACCGATTGTCATAATTTTTTCTCCCTCTTGAATCATCTGATGCCATTATAATACGACGTAGACACGAGGTCAACATTTTTTTGATTTTTTAGAAAAAATAGTTGACAATCGGTCTACGAGGTGGTAATATACGCCCAGTAGACAACCAGTCTACGCCGAATGGAAAGCGAGGTGAACTACTATGACCAATACCACTTTGCTCAAAGCAAAGATTGATGCCTCCGGCTACAAGATGAAGTATATTGCTGCCTATATCGGGCTGTCTTATCAGGGATTTCTCAACAAGATGCGCAATAAAACGGAGTTTACCGCCCCTGAAATCAAAGGACTGTGCGATTTGCTTCACATCACCGTTGAGGAAAAGGAGCCAATTTTTTTTGCTCTGTAAGTAGACTATTTGTCTACTTTTCGACTTACTGGAGGTAACATGGACACCACAATTCACATCAACACGGCTGAGATTCCCCCGGAAGTCGGAGAGAACTTTGGCCGTGTGACGTTGGCAGGATTCAAAGCGTTCATCGCAAATCCTGAAAACCGCAAGAAGCTGGAGGCGCAGATGGCCGCCCGCAAGGAAAGGAAGTGCTTGAAATGACCCAGATCCTAATGACCGTGTACGGCCTCACCGCTGAACAGGCAGCAGCCCGGCTCCCGGCGGCGCAGTTCGTTTTGACTGCCGCTATTGCAGCTGTGTTCGTCTGGCTGGACAACAACGGCACATTGGACGGCGTAGGCCGCTGGATGGGTCGGACGCTCCGGGAGGTGCTGGATGCTGTATCCGAGGACTGATGCGGAGGCTGGCTACCCTGCCCCTCCTGTGTGCCCCATCTGCCACCAGCGGTGCGATACCATCTATCGCGCTGAAGATGGAACAGTCGTAGGCTGCGACCACTGCTTAGAGGCCGCAGACGCATGGGAAGTCAACGAATGCTTCCCGGAAAAGGAGTAATCGCATGAAAAAAATCAAAGTCAAACTCACATTTGTCGAACCTGTGCTTGGTACATGGCCCAGCAACCAGAACATCGCCCGCGAGTTCATCGCCAGCAAGTCACCTGATGCCGCAACCGTTGAGGATGAAGTGGCTGCGCTGGGCGCAGATGCCGTAGCCGACAAAGGCATGACTGTCTTTCCTCGCAACGAGAACGGAGAGCCTGTTCTGTACGACTATCAGGTCAAGGGATTCTTCAAGGATTCTTGCGGTATGCTCTCCAGAATCGGTGGCAAGACCGAGGCTGGCAAGAAAAAGGCCGTAAATGAATCTGGCAAGATTACCGCCTACAAAAAGGTCATTGATGGCCTGATTTTCGTTCAGCCTCGGATGATTCCTATCCATTTTACCGGAAACATCGGAGAGTGCCAGCGTCCTCTCCGTGCCCAAACTGCACAGGGCGAGCGTGTGAGCCTTGCCAACAGTGAAGAAATTCCGGCAGGTAGCACATGCGAATTTGAGGTTCTTTGCATGGACGATGCCCACGAAAAGGCTGTGCTGGAATGGCTGGAATATGGTCAGCTTCGTGGCATCGGCCAGTGGCGTAACTCTGGCAAAGGCCGTTTCTCCTATGAAATCACCGAGTAAGGCGATGGCACTGTTTAGCTACGAACCATAACGCCTTGCAGCGGCAGAGCATCGACATGACTTGTGCTGCAACTGCATAGCACCGTTTCGAGTAGAAGAGCAACGGCATTGCTTCGTATGGATGCGATGAGCCTTGCAAGGGCTAGGCAAAACGTAGCGTACCAGAGTAAAGCGAGGGCATTGCCTAGAGAGGAAAGGCGCGGCAAGGGCAGAGCTCTGTAACGCCATGAAATGAAACGCAAGGGCATAGTTCCGCATCGAGGCGATAAGCGATGGCAAAGTGGAGCCTTGCGGTGTTCCGCAACGCAATGGCAAGGAGCGGCTTCGACACGCTGAGAGCAGCAAAGGCAGCGAATTGATATGACCAGCTAAGCAAAGGCGAAGAAAAGCAACTGCAATGCGAAGAAATTCATTTATGCTTGATTTTGCCTACAAACAGAAAGGAGTGATTTTTATGAAAGGTCTGGTGTTTGACACCGAGAATCGGATGCAGTTCAAGGACTTCGGCGAACCGCTGCTGGACAGCCTCCAGAAAGAAGTCGGCGGCTACATCGAGGTGGTTCATCCCAAGTATCTTCCGGAAGGGCTGTGCATGGTGGTCGATGACGAGGGGCGATTGAAAGGCTCTGCCATCAATAACATTGCCAGCGTCATCTACGGTACGCCGGAACACGGTCAGCCTATCGCGGGCAACGCTGTGATTCTCCGCGAGGGCTTCGTGGCTGGAGAACGCGACTTTGTGAGCCTGACCGAAGATGATGAAACAGGCCTGATACTTATGCTCTTTGCACTCGGCATCAGCATCAAGGATGAAAGCGAGGCCGAGTGATGGATCTGGAAAAATTCTACTTCACCTACGGCTCCGATGATGTTCAGCCGTACTGCGGAGGATGGACGGTGGTCTGGGCACCAAACTACCACATGGCGTGTCAGGCGTTCCGGGCAGTCCACCCTGACCGCATTCCCAATGTTCTCAACTGTGCCAGCGTGTACAGCGCAAAGGAGTTCGAGAAAACCAAGATGTTCGGCTCGGATGGCAACTTCGGCCGCCGCTGCCGGGAAACCATCACACTGAACATCGCTGTCAACAAGACCGAGGAGGTGATTTTTTGAAAGTAAGAGGTAAAAAGCTGACCCGCCGCCAGAAAGAAGCTCTCTCTGCACAGGGATGGGATTTCCGCCTGTATCTCTGCGTCCGGGATGCTCCCGACTTCATGGAGCTGGTCAACCGCACCACCGGCAAGTACGTCATGTTCCGCAAGTAAACCCGCAAACTGAAAAGGAGTAAACATTATGATTCGCAATCCCAACGACATTCAGGACGGCGCAAAGAAGATTCGGATGCTCATTGCTGGCTACCCCGGCATCGGCAAGTCCACGCTGGCCCTGTCCGCCCCCCGCCCGCTGCACATCGACTGCGATTTCGGCATTGACCGTATCGAGCCTCGCTACCGTATGCCGTACATCCAGCCCCGCAGCTATGACGAGATCCTGAACGACCTGAAGCCGGAGAACCTCAACGACTTCGAGACGCTAGTATTCGATACCGCCGGTAAGCTGATTTCCCTGATGGGTCTGTGGGCTATCAAGCAGAATCCCAAGTACGGCCAGCGCGATGGCAGCCTGTCCCTCAAAGGTTACGGTTTCGTAGGCCGTGAGTTCGTCCGGCTGATGGACTACTGCTTCTATGAGCTGAAGAAGAACATCGTGGTCGTATTCCATGCCACCGAGGAAAAGGACGGCGACAACACCCGCCTCCGCATCAAGGTCGAAGGCCAGACCAAGAACAACGTCTGGGAGCCTATGGATCTGGGCGGTTTCGTGGAGATGTACGGCAACGACCGCACCATCGGCTTCTCCAACTGTGAGCGGTATTTCGCCAAGGGCACCCGCGGCATCCACGGCGTTTATAAGATTCCCGCCCTTGGCCCAGGCAGTCAGAATGACTTCCTGACCAAGCTGTTCGAGGAATATAACAGCAAGGCCGCTGAGGAAGTGGCTGCAAACGCCAAGGAAAACGAGGCATACGAACAGGTTATGCGGGATGGCAGCAAGATTATTGCCGGCATCAAGGATGCAGATACCGCCAACGCCGCCATGCAGCCGTTCAAGGCTCTGCACCATCACCTGACTTCCAGCCGGGAACTGAACGCCCAGTGGAAAGCCAAAATCGCAGCCCTCGGCCTGACGTTCGACCCGAATTCCGCCCAGTACAAGCCCGCAGAGGAGGCACAGTAATGGCTGCATACCTCGTCACTCACTCGCTGCTGTCCTCGTGGCTGCATCTCATTCGGGAGAATCCTTACGAGGATTTGACCACCGAGGGCGACCCGCTGGCGGAGTTCATGCTGGTACTGCGCCGAGAGCCTACGCCCCGGACGGAGGCCATGCAGAACGGCATCGACTTTGAGAACCTCGTGACCGCCATTGTCAATGGCCACGATGACCCCAACAATCCGTGGAACTGGGCTGCTGGGCAGATTGCCGCCATCATCAAGGGCGGGCAGCTACAGTTCAAAGCCCGTCGGACGATTCGGGTGCGGGGCATGGATGTGGTTCTGTATGGCCGCCTCGATGCTCTGAAAGCTGGCACCATCTACGACATCAAATTCAGCAAGGGCTACGAGCGTGGAAAGTTCTATTCCAGCACCCAGCACCCAACCTATATGCTGCTCATCCCGGAAGCGCAGACGTTTTCCTACCTTGTCAGCAACGGCATGGACGTTTGGACGGAGTGCTACCGCAGGGATGAAACGCCGGATATTTGCCCCATCATTTCGGATTTCTTCGACTGGCTGGATGCTTTCGGTCTGATGAACGTGTTCAAGGAGCACTGGAAAGCCTTATGACCGGGCGGCTGGTGGATATGAGTTTCAGCCTGAACCGCAAGCAGCGTATCACGCTGGAAGTTGATTCTGATTTCCGAAGTCTGTGGGACAAGCTGAATCAGGAGCCGCTGCTGGACATTGAAATCAAGAAGCACCGCAACAAGCGCAGCCACAGTGCAAACGCCTACTTTCATGTTCTGGTCAACAAGATCGCCGCCGAAACTGGCGAATCGGACGACCTTGTGAAAGAGCGGCTGGTTGTGGCTTACGGCACGGTTGCGAGAGATAAGGATGGCTGCACCGTGGGCTTCAAACTTCCGGTCAGCGTGGATGTTCACGACCTCTACAAATACACCCGCTGCTTTGATGTGCGGGAAGAGGACGGAAAATGGTTCAACTGCTACTTGGTTTACAAGGACACCAGCAAGATGGACACGAAAGAATTTTCACACCTGATTGACGGTGCGATTGATGAAGCCAAGGCTCTGGGTATCGAGACGGATACCCCGGAGCAGTTGGCCCGGTACAAGGAGGAATGGTCACGATGAAAGGCCGAATCGTCATCTGCGACTACTGCGGAACGCCCGCAGACTTCGTA